GTCATTACTCCTTTACAAAAGTTTGTGAATTTCCATTGTCGTCCGTGATGGTGACGGCAGAACCGGGCATGAACCAGCACATCTGTGAGGCCCATGCCGTGTCGAGGGTTGTCCATTCGTAGACTTCGAGAATATAGCTTCTCCCGTTATATTCCACGGTGAAGAAACGCTTAGGCTCCGTCATGCGCATCACCTTCCGGAGGTACGTCATACGGATCGTCGCTTTGGAACCACTCAAAGTCTCCATACTTCGAGATGGTCTCGATCGCGTCGTCCACCAGCTTGTCGTAGTAGCTGCGGTCGATATCCTGCTCGCGGCTCAGGGAGGTTACCATCTCGCTCTCCATCCATCGGAAGCCCTTGCTGCCGGTCGCGGCAGAATACTTTCCTCCGGATTCTCTGAGCAGCACGCCTCCGCCACATCCGGCCTTGATAGGCGTGAACTCGCCGACACGTCCAACAAAGTGGTAGTCATGTCCGCTTTCGATGGTCTCCTGAAGCTGCCGGAGCGACCGCTCATCCAGGATCGTCAGCAGATTCTCTCCAGGGTTGGCCAGGAAGTCCTGCCAGTCCTCCCACGACATGCCCAGCGCCTTCAGGCTCTTCTTCAGAAGCTCCTCTTCCTGGCTGACATCCGGCAGCTTTTCATTCATGTCCAAATATAAAGCGCCGCTGACTGAGAAGGTCTCGCACATATCCTTGAACTGAATGGGTTCCCGGCTGAACAGCGTCTTGAAGACGTATGGGACAGCGAATTGCTTTCCGGTTGCCGTCCACTGGCCGTCCTTCTTGCCGCCCTTGTACTTGGCGATGTATACGGCGTCGTTGACCAGGCACATCTTGTCATAAGTCGCCTCATGCTCAAAGGTGTACCCGTACCGCTTTCCGTAATCCATCACAAACTGGATGATATCGGGATTGGCATCGGGGATCTTGATGGAATCTGTCTTGATGTGGGCTACCGTAAAGCCGCGCTGCTGCACCTCGTTTTTCAGATTCACCATGAACAGAGCGCCGCGCTTTGCTACGATGTTGTCCTTGTTCCTGGGATCGCGGAAGGCATTCTCAAAAGCCGCGCTGGTCAATCCGTACACCGAATTGATAGCCGTCTTCAGGGCGTCCGCCAGCTGCTTGCTGGTCATCTCGCCACCTATGACCTTCTGAACATAGGGCGCCAGCTTGCCATCCAGAATGACGTTCACGTCGTCCCAGGCCTCGTGCTTGATGCTCACTCGGCCGTCCACGATTTCCTTGAAGCGCTTCGTGAAGGTTGGTCCAAACAGGCATTCTGCGATCACGCTGTGCGGGTGCATCGAGGCGATATCCAGCAGCGCCACGTTTCCGTACATACCCGGCTCCGCGTAGACGTATCCGCCTTCTCCGACCTCCTCATCCCGATAGATGCTCACGTAGCCCTTGCGGCCCTGTCCTGGGACGAGTCCTCCGGACTCATCAGCGAACTGAACGCCGTTGTAGCCCTTGGTCGATTCACCCGGACCGTAGTAATAGCCCGGAAAATATGGCAGCAGGCTTTCCTCTTCGCCGTGAAGCTGGCTCATCATCTCAGGGCAGGCGTCCTTCAGGAACTTGAGAACCTCCTGTTTCAGTTCGTGGACCGGCTGGCTCAGGTCTCGGTAGTTGAACTCCGCCTGTGGCTTGCGAACGCGATCAAATATGATCCGCGTGGTCAGGCTGTTGGTGGTGTCGTTCACCGTCATTCCGGCGATATCAGCCAGAATCTGCCTCGCCGTCCAGTCCGCGGAAAGGTGATTGAACACGGCTTCGGTCGCAATCACGTCGTTGTCGCAGTATTCGGCCACTTTCGGCCAAAGCTCCTCCGGAACCGGTTTGTCCCACGGCAATCCGAGTTCCTGATGGTGAATGCCCAGTTCGATCTCGAACTTTTTCAGGCTTTTCTTGTTGCCGGCAGATGCAAAGTCGTATACGTCGGTGTAACTCACGTTGTATGCTTCCCCAAAGAAGGCATCGTTGCGCTTGCCGCCGCTGATGATCCGCTGACTCAGGTTGTATAGCTGCATGTTGCTGTAGCCCATCAGTCGGCCGTAGAGAATATGATTGTCATATCGTCTACAGTTGAAGCCGATCAGACGGTACCGCATCAATTCCTCCACATCGGAAGGCTTCGGATTGATCATCCGCACGACCGGCTTGCCTTCGCCTTGCAGCTTCCAGTTGATGAGGAACAGGTTCGGGAACACCTCTACGTCGTAGAATACGATTGGCGCGTTCAATCCATCACTTACAAGAATATCCGCGCCATCCTCGGAGGTGTACTTATCTCTGGACTTGAACTGCATCCTGCCAACCAGCTTGATACAGTATTCCGCCTGGTGCGTGCTGTGCGCCGCGAAAGCAAATACAGCGTTGCGCATGTCGCTTACATCGTAGCTCAGCTTGTCGTCGTTGTAAGCGTCGTCCAGGATCTTGTAGATGAAGTCGATGCTCGGCTTCGTGCCTGCATGAATTTCCTTATTCAAGTTTCTCTTAATCAAAGTTCGCAGGCCCTTTTCACTTTGAACAGAATCGAAGTTGACTATTTTCTTCGCCTCCTTCAAGGGCAGTCCGGATGAAATATGGGCGATGGGAAGGTCGTTGCACAGCGAGAGTTTCCTCCGCAGACTGCTGTTGCCGTTGAAGACCTTGATCTCAATGTGATCCGCGTAGATGCGGCTCAGCTTGCTCACATCGCCGTCATAAATATAATGCAGGTGAATGGCCTTTCCGCTCTTGCTCACCTCTGCATAGGTGGGCGGCCACTTGCCGGCTTCCTCCAGATTTTTCTCAAAGCTCTTCTCGCCGTCCGCGCCCAGAATATCAAAATCGATCACGATCAGTTGTTCCGGGGTCTTCACGTAGTGGGGCTTCGAAGTGTCCAGGTCACGCAGCTTCGTTCTCACGTTCTCCCATCGCTTGGAGGGAGTTCCTGCGTCGTTTGCGTACTGAGCCGGACAATCGGCGTACTCTACGTCAAATATGGATGGCTGCTCCTTGAGATCTATGGTCGGAGTCGGCTCGTTTCTCTTTTTCTCTGGCTTCTCTTCCTCGAATTTCTCGGTTCGGAAGCCCTTGTAGTAGCTCCTGACGCGCGTTCCGTCAGGGAGCATTTCGCGTTCCTTGTACTCGCGGAAGTAGTTCTTCAATTCCTCCTTGAACGCACGCTGAGAATATGGATAGGCAACCTTCGCATCCTCGCAGTACGCCTTGTACATTACCCAGGCCGCCTTGAGCGTCGTCTCATCCTCCTTGCGAAACACAGCCCAGCTGTCCATCACAAAGTTGTAGAAATCGTTGCTCGCTCCCAGCATGCTCAGAGGAATATAATCGTCGTACTCATCCGGGTGGTCCAGGTACTCTTCCATACAGTGATTGGCGATGGCGCCCAGCTCAAAGGTGATCTGTTTCATCAGCTGCTTGTACTCATGTGGCTTCAGCTTCTCGCCGGTAGGGCTCACATCGATCAATCTTCTGATCAGACCGCTCTTTGCGTCCGTGATCTTCACTGGCCGGTTGGTACCCATGAACAGAAAGCACTTGAAGCTGTTGGAATATAGTCCCTTGAACTTTTCGTTCACCGTCATCAGCTCATGGGATACCAGGCTGTTCAATCGCGTGTTATCCTCGATTCGGCTCAAATCGCCATCATGCTGGATCGCAACCAGCGGGTTCGTCTTGAAGGATTCCAGCGCAAAGCTGTTGCTGGCCTGTCCCAGCGCCTTCGCGTCGAATACGCTGGTATAACCTTCAAACAGCTGCTGGATGATGTTCAGAACGGTGGATTTACCGGTTCCCGCAGCACCGTAGAAGACCATGAACTTTTGAAGTCGTCGGCTGTCACCGGATACGATGGAACCAATGGCCCACTCGATCTTTTTGCGCTCCTCCTCGGAATACAAAACGCCCAGAAGCCGATCCCAAGCGCTCGTATCTCCCTTCTCCAAAGGGTAGGGGAGCCGCTTGGAAGCATAATCCTTCCGGGTCGTTTGGGTATTCGAGAATATCAGCTTTTCGTCCAGCATGTGGAAGGAGTCCCTCATTTGCCGCTGGCAATACTTGTGCCACGCATCGATCATGCCGCTTTCGGCGTCCCACAGATGCAGCACCTTGTAGCCGTTTTCAAACCGCTGTCCGTTTTCCTTGGCGTATCGATCAAGCTCCCTGTCGATGATGTCTATCGCGTCCTGTTCGCTGGTGGACCACAGGCCCTTCTCTTCTACCCAAATGGCGTAGAAGTCGCCGCCTCGAATCATCAGATACTCGCTGGGATTCCTGATGATAAACTTTGGATAGATTTCAACGACGCCCCGCTTTGTCGGGCGGGTAGAGATCATCAGAAAGTCGATCATACCTTATCCCGCCATTTCAATTCTTTTTATGCGCTCCTCCAGCTCGTCGATCCTGTGCTTGGCTTCGACCGCCACGCCGACCAGAACGCCGCTCAATAGCGACAGCATGAATATGCTCGCTTTGCACTGCTTCACCTTTCGGTTCAGCTTCGTTCTGAAGTAGACATCGTCAAGATCGAAAAATATAATGTCTTTTCTGGGCATCAGTAACTCCTCCTCCCGTAGATATTCTCATTCAGGTACCACATCATCTGATACCAGATTTCAGCCGAGCGCATGTCGTATCCGCTGTTGGATATCGTGAACAGTCCGCCTCGGCCGTCAGGCAGATACTCCCTTCGCATAAAGCGAACCAGAATATCTGCGCTGGCGACCTTGTCGAAATGCCCATCATCCATGCTCATGAGACCCAAACTTTCGATCATTTCAAAGAACCATTTTCCGGTCCGGTTCCCGCTGTCCGGGTCGTCCGTAATATGCTCTTCACAGCGCTGCGCCAGCGCCACCATCATCTCAAGCAGGCTGCATGGCTGATCCGCAAAAACATCGTCGATCATGCGCTCGTCGTAGCCGGATTCATAGGCGAACCGGTAACGAAGATCCATGCCGTCGTCGGCCCGGTTGCCATCCATTTCCAGAATATAAATGAACTCTGTCTCGTGAAGCAGACGGAAGAGTTTTCTCCAGGACAATCTCCTTGAATACTTTCCGTCGCACACGAGCCGGATCATCCATTCAAAGTATTCATTCAGGATTCTGTCCCGGTTACTCTCCGGCCTCACTCCTTTCACTCGGATCGCCAAATATCATTCACCTCGTCACTTGGCCAGATAGGGTTTCTCTCGAAGTACATCGGCATAGCTGCGCTGATCCATCAGGATCTCATAATCGACCTTCAGACGGTCGTTGCGCACAAACACGCTGTCGTCCTCGTATTCGCCGAAGTGCGTCAGACTGTCCTTGCCGATGGTTTCCTCGATCTCATCCTCATCCATGGCCCGGTCGTTGTCGTCCGTAACCGTCCCATCCGAGTAGTAGGTCAGGCTGATCTCATCGTATCCGTCCTGATCGCCGAACTCATCGGGAGAGATCACATGCGGCGCCTGAATGGGCGCTGGTTTCTTCTCCTCCGTGTAACCCAGGTTAGCCGCATACTGGCTGTATGCCTTGCGTTCCTTTTCCGTGGGCTTCGGAGGCTTCTTTTCCGGCAGCGGGTGCTCTTTGCGAAAAGCCGCCTTGACGGAATCGATCTCGTCCTGCACCAGCTGTTCATACTTGTCCTTCATCAGTTTGTTTGCCGCGACGAATCCAACCGCGCCGCCAGCTGCGAAGGATACAAATGCCACAAGTCCTTTGTTCATATTTCATTTTCCTCACTTTCTCCGTTCATCATGACATCGGCCTGGTCTCGGGAGGTGAACTTTTTCAGACACTGACGATAATAGGTATCCGTCGTTCGTCCGTCGTACAGGCCCTTGTCATAGGCCGAGCATTCCCTGCGGCGTTGCTCGTGAGCCGTGTATTCGGAAATCTGACGCCTCAGACCGTCATTCTCCTTGAGGATATGGTGATTCTCGGAAACCTGTTTCTTATTGCCTTCCAGCAGAAACAGCACCAGCATGGATAAGGCAGTGATGATAAACGTCAGAACAACAGCACCGATCATAATTCTCGCGCCGCAGGGGCGCTCCCTCCTTTTCTTTCGGCTCCGCCTCCGCTTACAGCGGGTCGCGGCTACAGGCGGCCAAGCATTCTGTTTGTCTCGCCTTAGTCGCCCTGCGGGCTCCCTCATTCATTCTTGATCGTAAAGACAGTTACAGCCAATCCTCCGAACAATGCGGACGCGCTTAGCAGGACGCCGCCGATGATGTGGCGCTTGCGTTTGGTGTCCAGCATGTTGTCCAGGGAAAAAATAAAGGCATCCAAATAGTCCATTAAATCATCCTTTCTTGGATTTGGTGAGTACAGCGACGCCGCCGATCAGGCAGACGCCGGCCATTGCCGCGAACATCAGACAGGTTGCGGCCTTCAGGGCGGTTTCCACGGTTGCACCTCCTCCCAAAAATATAAATGGAAGGGCCTATCAGTCGGTGATAAGCCCCTTGTTCTGCGCGTGATCCAGGATGCTGCCGTCTACATTGAAGTCCAGCAGGAAGACCTTTTCATAATCTCCAGGCCGATCGCTGCGCTTGCGATAGACCTCCTGAATGCCGAAGTCAACGTAGTTGTCTCCGTGGTCGTCATCGTTTTTGTCATAGACCCAGCCGACGGCCTGGCCCGCGATGCTCTTGTCGATGCCCAACATATCGTAGACATCATTCAGGAACAGGAAGCCATTCGCCCTCAGCATGTGATTTGCCAGCTCTTCCTGGGCCTTGAGGAAGAAGGCATTGTAGTCGGCGTTGGGCTCGGCGGCTTTCGCTTCGCCGACGCAGAAGTAACGGGCATAGTCGGAGAGCCCGGAGCCCGTCACAGTGACTTCCTTCTTGACCTTTTTCTCCTTGCCGTTCTCATCCGTCTCAACCACCTCGATCTTCTCCTGGTGGCTTCCGAACCGGAGCTCTTTGTCGATCTCCTCGCCGAACTTTTCGATTACCCGACCGCGATACTGCTTGTAACTGGCATCGATGGTCGCGTATGCCGCAGCCAGCGCCATGTTCCGCTTCCGCAGGATGTTGTTGCCGGTCAGGATGCTGATGATACTCAGACTTCCGATGGTTACGGAAGGCCCGTACAACTTCACAATGCCGAGTCCGGTCTTCAAATATACATGGGTCAGTTCGCGCTTTTCAGCGTGCTCGTCCTTACCCGTCGCATACTTCTTATGAACGGCTTCGGCGTTCTGCTGGTGCGCCTCCAGTACCGGGTCCAACTTGCGCGTCGCTTTGCAGGCCATTACCGCGCTGGTCACGACGCCGAAGATGCCAGTGACCACCAGGATCTCAGGACTGTGCTGTTTCGCGCTCAGCTTGCCCTTGTTGGCAAGGGCTTTCACATCGATTTTCATCTTGATTCCTCCTTAATTCTGAGCGGTAACGACGGTACTCCTTGAATGATTGTATGCGGTGGCAGTAGTCATCAGGTGCATTGCACGCTCAGCTTCCTTTTCGTTTTGCTTCTCGACGTACTCGATCAGCCGGTTCAGATACCAGCGAGCCTTCTTCAGATCCTCAAGGCCGTTCTTGTTCTTCCACCGGCACATATACTTGAGCACATTGCCGGTATTGGTCGCTTCGGCTCCGGTCAGATCCTCGGTAAAGGCTTCGATCACGTCGATGGTTTCCAGACCGCTGCTGGTCTGATAGTGGGGCGGATGATTCACGAAATCTACCGCAGGCTTAGAACTCCCGTCCATAAATATGGTATCTCCTTTCCTTTCTCGTGGGAGCGACAATGTGATTCATGTGATTCCAAAACCACCGGGTTCGCCACTTAAAGCGGCTTTTTTTGCTGGCCCATCCGCAATGATTGCATCGGATAGAGTATTCGGTGAACTTCTTGACGGCAGAACCGTCGATGACTGTCATGGTGGTGTTTCTCCATCCGCACCAGGGGCAAGCCCTGAGTTTCATCCGAATCATAAGTCATCCCTTCTTTCGGCTCCGTGCTCGCTTACGCGGCCCGCAGCTACATCCGGCAAAATATGATTTTGCTCGGCTTAGTCGTCGCTTCGCTCCTCCCTCATTTACAGGGTTGTCGCTCTGGGAAGATTGATGATGTAACCGTCTCGGACTCGCTCCACGCGAGCGTTCCTCAGATCGGTCCATCCATACTTGTTATCGGTGTAATTGCAGCTGATACCGGCCATGTCGAACAGGTCGGCCACGCTGACCACCTCAAAGCGCTCCAGCAGCTCCTCCATGCGATACAGCACCTCTTCCGCGTCTCCGCGGGTCTCGAATACGATATCGTCATAGTTGTACTGCGCCTGAGCGCGGGGACGGGCATAGTCCTTCCGATCATCGGACTGATAATACTGCCGGTAGGCTACCCGTGCGCCGGGAGCTCCGGATTTGTTCCTCGCAGGCTCCCCGAGCAGCATGTTGATGCCGTTGCACACGATGTCGCTGATAGCCCGCTTGATCGAAGGAACCAGAACTTCCATCAAAATATAGCTTTTGACGGAGTCCACATCGCCGGGCATAAAGATGTTACCGGCTCTGGACAGCCCGCTCTTCTTGCGCTGCTTCACATTGCCGGTAACCACCTTTTCGGTTTTCTTCTCGGGCATCGGCTCATGGCTGTCCTGATGCTCCTTGGAACGATGGGAGTTGGATTTGTACTCTTCTGCCATGATCGCTTTCCTCCTTTACTGAGCCACACGGAATCTGCGCTTCTTACCGATGCCCATCTGGGCCTTGAAGCCTTCTCTTGCCAGGCTGCCGGTGGTCACGCGCCGCCATACGGGAATATGCTTCTTCTGGATGTTCGCCAGCTGCTTGCGGCCCTGACTGGTGCGCTGCATTCTACGGTTCTTGGAATTAGACAGGCCGAGACCCATCACCTTATTGACATGGGGGACGCCCATGGCCTGAAGCCGGGCTTTTGCGATGGAACGCATAGATGAACGCTGACTCATTTTTCATTTCTCCTTTTCTTCTAATAGCTTGTCAGTGAAGTTGTTGATGAAGATGGCGCCAATGCCGATCAGTCCGACAACACCGATCAACTGACAGACATTGCTGAATACTCGCATGAACGACCAGATTGCCTGCTCGACGGGTCCCATAGACAACATCCTTTCTCAAGGCAAAATAAAAAAGGGAAAGCGCTTTGTTATCAGCGCTTTCGCCTTTGCGATGGGTTTACTCGTCGATCTCAGGGATCTCATCCAGATCCATGTCGTCCAACTCGACCTCAGCCGGTTCCGCTTTCTCGGCCTTCTTGGTCGCCTTCCGCTTCTGGATCGCGCCGATGGCCTTGCGCCCCAGCGGCAGCAGGACGAACTTGGTCAGCAGAGCTGCCCCAGCCAGTCCGACGCCGATGATGCCCACAGTCTTCAGCACGCTTCCCTCAGTGGGAGTCGCTTCCGTGATGTCCTCGATCGCCTCAGTGGTGATGATCTCATTCTTCTCGATGTTTTCCATGATTCTTTTCTCCTTTCGATTTTAGGGTTTTCC